AATCTTTTATGAAAGCCGACAAGAGCAAAGTTTTTGCAGACTCAGAGGACAAATTTTAATGTCATTTTCACCCAATTTATTTTTATCGAATATCAATGCCAAAGGTGGACTAGCCAAACCATCTAGGTTTGAAGTAATCCTACCAATTCCACCATATATTGGAAGTGCTGTTGGTAACTCGGTTATTGAGAAGATTCTCAACTTTCCGAATTCCATCTTCAGTGATGTTTCGGATGCAATCAATTCTGCATTAGGAACAACTGATCAAGATGTTCCGATGAAATCATCTAACCCAACAGTTTCACGTTATCTTTCACTTCAATGTGAAGCAGCAGAACTGCCAGGTAAGACTTTGGAAACCGCAGATGTGAGAATTTACGGTCCATCCTTTAAAGTTCCATACCGTATGCAGTATACAGATACGAGTTTGACTTTCATTTGTACAAATGATTTCTATGAGCGTAAGTTGTTTGATCGTTGGATGGAGGCAATCATTCCATCAGATACAAACAACATACGTTTCCCTAAAAGTAATGCTTCCCGCTACATGACGAACATTCGAATCATACAATATGATGATGTAGTTCGTCAGGTATTTGCAGTAGATTTAATTGATGCTTTCCCCGTAGGGATTGCACCACAAACACTTAGTTGGCAAGACGATGGTTTCCATCGTTTATCAGTAAGCTTTGCATACCAGAAGTATAGACCAATCTATGAAGGTAACTTCGATGTTGGTCAGACCTTATCCACTTTAGGGGCTACAGGCATTTCAGCCTTGACAAGGGGACTTGGATTTTAATTAACTGAGAGGAAATTATGTTACCAAAACTTGATGTACCAATTTATAACATTAAATTGATTTCGACAGGACAAGAAGTACGCATTCGACCATTTTTGGTCAAAGAGCAAAAGTTGTTTCTTATGGCAGCAGAATCTGAAGATTCAAAAGAGACAATCAATACAATTAAACAAGTATTGAAAAATTGTATACTGGATGATATAAATGTTGACATTTTACCAACATTTGATTTGGAATATTTGTTTATGAATCTTCGTGCAAGATCAGTCGAAGAAATTGTTAATCTAAAGTACAAGTGTAATAACACTATAAAAAATGATAAAAATGAAGATACCGTTTGCAATGGTTCGGTTGAATTCGATGTTAATTTGTTGCAAATTGAACCAACAAAACATCCTGAACATTCATCAAAATTTTTGTTAAACGATAAGATTGGAATCAGTCTCAAATATCCTACATTTGAAATGGTTCAGAAATATGAACAAATGGATGAAAACGATATTATGGTTAACATTCTAATTGATTGTATCGATTACTTATATGATGATGAACAAGTTTATTACTCTAAAGATTCTTCTAGAAAAGAACTTGAAGACTTTGTAGATTCTATGCAGCAAAAAGACTTAGAAAAAATTCGTGTGTTCTTCGATACCATGCCTGAGATTAAAAAAGATGTTCATTTTCATTGTCCAAAATGTGGCTATGAAGAGGAGATGGTTATTAAAGGACTACAAAATTTTTTCGCCTGATATTTCGTTATGACACACTAGGTAATTACTATCAGACAAACTTTGCATTAATGCAGCATCACAAATACAGTTTGACTGAACTTGAAAATATGATACCGTGGGAAAGAAACATTTACATTAGTCTTTTGATTAAGTATTTGGAAGAAGAAAAAGAACGAATTAACGCTCAAAAACAAAAACGATAAATGGCATTCTTAGACGTATTTAAAAAATCAAAGAACCCAAAGTCCCCATCTAAAGCAGGTGGGGACACTGAAGGGTCAATCAGCGCAGATGTTATACCCTTTTTAAACATCATCGCCAAAAACTCTCTTGCTCTGCCTGGCATGGCAAGAGATATGAATGTTTTGCGTCAAAATATTGTTAAGCTAGTTAAGTTAAAAAATGCTGAAGCAATTACTAAAGCTGATAAATTTTTTAAGTCTGAAGACCAACGTGAATCGGAATTGGAAGAAGCACGTAAAAAGGAAACTTCTCCACAACCAGTGGCTAAAGAAGATAAACCCAAGAAAGAAAAAGATAGTGGTGACGGTGAAGAAGGGGTGGTGGGTTATCTTTGGAATTTAATTAAAAATGTATTAGGTAAACTCTTTTTCGGTTTGGCGTTAGCACTTGGTTCGGCATTCGATTTAAGTAAAATAATAGGAGATATTGCCGATAAGTTAAATCCTTTACCTTTAATAGAAAGTTTATTTCAATCAATTAAAGATGGTTGGAAGGAAATCACTGAGACTGATATAGTCAAAGAAACTCTTATCAAAGGTATGGGTAAGTTTTTAGATTTCATTACTGCTGGTTTATTCGGTGAAGAAGATTTACGCAAATCGTTGAATGATTTAGCTGAATATATTACTCCAATGATTGATGTTATTACAGAAACATTTGAGAAAATAGTCGGTTGGTTGAAAGATAATATTGGGTGGGACCCGTTTACAATTCCTTTATCTAAAGTAAATGAGTATCTACCAGATTGGGCTAAAAAGTTTTCACTACCTGACATTCAAGTTCCTGGATTTAGACCGTTCCAGAACAACAAAGAAATGCCAGCACCAACTACCAGTAGTAAAAGTTCACCACCAACTGCACCTACTGAAGATTTAAAGAAAGCAAAAACAACACAAGGTGACGTTGTTTATGATGAGATGGGTAATGTTGTATCGGGCACACCGACAACCGAACCCACTCCAACAAAACAGACTGCCAGTAAAGCACCAGAAAGTAAAGTCAAACGATCAACAGAAGATTTGGCTAAAGAAGCTGGACAGGATAAGAAGAAAGCCGTAGAGTTTTTAAAAACGCAAGTTGGTGTTGTGTTTGACCCAAAATCACCAACACAATTTGCGGATATTAAAACTGGAAAACCTTTAGACGAACAATCTGTCAGAGATAGAATTGTTGACATGAGGGGTGATCCAGATAAAATTCTTCCATTACTAAAGGGTGCGACAGCAGTAACAACAACTACGTCACCCCCATCAACACCGTCTGAAGCCACACCAACGGGAGGGGCACCTTCGGCTGCATCCGTTGGAGGATCATCACCGTCAGCGGAGACTACACCTAGTACTTCAACATCGGGAGCGTCTTTATCACAAGCATCTTCCGAAGTGGCTGAAGGTCAACGGATGGATGCGGCTGCTGATGCTGGAACTGTAATCGACGCTGGTGTAACCAATAACTCTGTGGGTACCACTGGTAATAAGTCAAAACAAATATCGGATGTGTTTAACACCAGTTTCATTGACAATTATTATTCCAGTAGAACGGCTACTGCTTAATTATGTTATCCGATCTTCTTGGTCTTACAATAGACAAGGGTGATCTTAATAAATCATCCCCATCTCCAGTAGCTAACACTCTAAAAAAGACAGCAATCAATTATCTTGCCATCGGTAGAATGGCAAATGATCTCAAACTCATACGTTTAAATTTTTCGCGTTGGTTGGCTATAGAAGGTGTCAGAGTTAAGGGAACACCAGATGCAAATCTTTTAAAAGATGATGAACTTTCTAAAAAGTTCAATGTTCAACGTGACAAATATTTAAATTCAAAAGTTAGTAAAGTATCTCAGGATGGAACAAGTGGTAATAAAGGTTTAGTGAAAACTTTGATGGAAAAGTATATTGGTTATAAAGTAGGACGGAAAGTAGAAAGAAAAATTGCCGCAGCGGTATTAAAGAAGTATAAAAAACTTACGTGGATTCGTAAGTTTATGAAATTTAAACGGAAGTTAATAGCCGATGTAAACAAATTATTAAGCAAACTGAACATCAAAAAGATGTTCATGGATTGGTTCAATAAAAATTCCAGTAAAATTATAAAACCCATAGTTCAGGTATTTTCAAATGCAATGAAACGGTTTTTCACAAATGGGTTGAAAAAATTAGCTATTAGATTTGGTTCTGCTTTTGTTGCTTCCGTAGGATTTTCAGGTCCGTTTGCAGTAGCTATTGCCGCTGCGGTAACAATTGTATTAATGCTGTGGGACCCCCTAAAAGACGCATGGGCAGAATACCAAAAGGGTGGAGACTTTTTTAAAACCTTTATTGTTAGTCTAATGGATGAGTTCAGCTTCGGTATATTTGGTAAAGAAAATTTAGCTGAATTTTATGATTTGTTTGGGAAATGGTATGATAACTTGTCTAAAGAACTATTCAATACGGTAGACAAATCAATAAAATTTATTGAAAAAAAATTCACGAATTTTGCAGATTTTATTATTAAAAAAGCCAAATCACTTTTCACCAATGAATCCAGACCAGCAGATTTTAAATCTTCTTTCGAAGAACTGAACTCAAAACGTATACAAGATGAAGCAAAGGAACGCGAACAGTATGGTAAATATTTTGATCAGATGAATGAGAAGATTGATCAGAAAAGAATTAAAATTCGTCAACTCGATTTAGAAATCGCAACTCTTGAGTATGATATCAAATACTTAACAGAAGGTCCGGAAAAAGCCAACCTTGAGGCTGCAAAGGTAGAGAGGGCAAAAACAGAAAAAGAAAAAGCTGAACTCGAAAAACAAAAAAGTGAACAGTTTCAAGGTATAGGTGATGCTGGAGATGTGGAGAATAAACCACCAAAAAAAGAAACAAAACCAACCACAGTTCCTAAAAAAGTAGAACAAACGGCAGCATTAACTCCCGTAAAAAAACAGGAAGTTAAACCAGAAACTAAACCGACAACTGCACCAACGCCCACAACTCCAAAACCATCTTCTACAAGTGGACAATACGAAAACATTAAACAGATGGTAATTGGAAATGAGGGTTGGAAAAATAAACCGTACAAAGATTCCCGTGGATTGTGGACTGTGGGTGTTGGACATTTAATTGGTGACGGTAAAAAATTGCCTAAAGAATGGAATCGTGAATTCAGTAATCAAGAAGTTCGTGAATTATTTGAAAAAGATTTTGCTGAACATTTAAAACTTGCAGAAAAAGCACCGGGATGGGATAAAGCAAACGAAGCTGGTAAAGCTGGTTTGATTGATTTAACCTACAACATGGGTGGGTATTGGTATAAAAAATTCAAAGTAGCAGGTGGATTATTATCAGAAGGCAAATTTAAAGAAGCAGCCGATGAATTCAAATCTAGTAAATGGTATAAACAAGTTGGTGATCGTGCTCCAGCAACAGTAAGCTTAATACGTTCTGGTGCAGCTAATGATAAAGCAGGTTCATCAGCACTTGCCTCTGTTATGTCATCATCTAAAGTGGCTTCTGCTGGAAAATTTATTGATGGGGAATCGACACAACTTGCTCTAGCCCAAAGAGAACAAATGAAGCCAAAAGACGTTAATGTGATAAACGTTGCGAAAGTAAACACCAATAAGAAAACGCAAAACGAAAATATCGCTATGTCGAAACCCGGACCAGATACTCAATCAATTCTGGTAAATAGAGCATCAGCATAATGTTAGATAAATTTTTCAATAAAGATGATTCGAATAGTAAAGTTCGAAAAGATAAAGACACAAGAGAAGGTGTGTCATCGATGCGTATTATCGCAAAAAATACGCTCATATTTCCTTCAATATCTAAACAACTCAAATCACTGAATTCCGCATTCGGAAACTATCTAAAATTAAACAACATTAGACCAGCGGTTGGAGATAATCTTAGAGCGGTTACTAAATCTCTCAGAGAATCCAAAGAAATATCAGTAGCTAATATCAAAGTTAAAAAATACGCCAAAGAGAAAAAACGAACTTTCTTAGCTGGAATATTGGATACCTTTGTAAAAATACTAAGTGGTCTTTTTTTAGCTTCCCTCCTTTCAATTGGTTACGTTGTATATAAACTCACTGAAATTATTTCCCCGTATGTGGGAAAGCTTATTGATAAAATTTCTGAGGGAGTAACATTCTTATCGGATAGTATATCTACCTTTTTTAAAGATGTTGATTGGTTAGATTTATTTGAAAAGTCGTTCAAAAAATATTTAAACTTTATTAGTTTTGGCATCATAGACGAAAAAAGAGTAAATGAAATATTATCGCAATCGGGTTCCTTTTACAAAGAAATAGTAAAGGGGTTTGGCGGTTTTATTAAAAATGCTGTTGAATGGTTGTCACCGAAGTTGCAGTCCATAGGACGATTTATCGGAAAAGATATCCTTGGTGTTGATATTGATAAACAAGCTGAGAAAAGAAAAATAAAAGATGAACTTGTGAAACGCTCACAAGAACTACAAAAAGAATACGATGACTTAGATAAACAGGATGTAGAGTTAACTGGTAAAAAGAATAAATTATCCAAAGAAAAACAAAAATTAGAAGAATTAAAATTAAAAAGAGAAGAAGAAGAGAAGAAGAAAAAGATAGCTGAAGCTGTTGAAAAAGAAAAAAAGAAACCTATCCTCGAAAGATTATTCGGTAAAAAAGAAGAAGCTAAACCTGAAGTAGTACCAAAAGAAGTTAAAAAAGAAGAAGTAAAACCCACACCAACAATAAAGAAAGAAGAACCTAAAGTTGAGGTGAGTAAAGTACCAGCTTCGGATGGAACTGCTGCACCTTTACCCGAACCAGCAAAACAGCCATCATCTGCTGTTAGTTTACAATCTGTTGTAAAAGACAATTCGCCAAAGTTTACCCCTATTGATTATTCGGGATTGAAACCTGCTTTTGAAAAACTTTTGGTTGAGATGGCTACATCGTACACAAAAGAAACAGGTCAAAAGTTATTAATCAACTCAGCATATCGTTCAAATCAAGAACAGAAAGAACTGTATGATAAGTGGGTGGCATCAGGTAAGAAGGGTGGTGTTGTTGCTAAACCAGCGGCTCCACTAAAAAGTGCTGATGGTCAGTCGGGAGCGGGATCGCCCCATACCAGTGGTACTGCTATTGATATCCAAGCAAAGGGACAATCGTTTGGAAAGCTTTCGGGTGACGTTGATAACCCTTCAGGGTGGTTGGAAAAATTTGGTTTAACGCGACCAGTAACATCTGAATTTTTAATAAAGCAGGGGAAAGACCCCGCAAAACGAGAAGATTGGCACGTTACTCCACTCAAAAGTTTGCCGACACCTGATGGTGGTATTGTTGCGAATAAATCAGGTAAGGCCGTTGATTTAGAATCTGGTAAAAAACCACCTAACTATGATATAGGAAAATCTTCTTCCGAAATTGCAACCGAGCAACGTGGGCAATCTAAACCACAAAATCCAACTTATGTTGATGCTCGTACTACAAACAATAACATAGTGGAAAAAAATAAAAAATACGTTCCTGTCGCAGCATAAAAAAACCCCACACCTTTCGATGTGGGGTCAAAGAACAGAATTAAATTAACCCTGTTCTGCGAGAGACTTAAAGTAATCCATTTCGTCATCTTCACCAAGACTTGGTGCTGACGAAAGAGTAGCATCTTCTGCTTTGCTACTGATTTGTGTTACACCATTCAAACCAAGAACCGAAGTCAGTCGAGCTTTCAACTGATCATACGATTTAAAGTGCTTGGCATCAATAAACTCTTTGAGTGAATGCTCAGACTTCCAGATTTTCTCAAGCTTCGCATCATCATCTGACAATGCTGCTGGTGTATCAAACTCAGATTTATCATAGTTGCGATAACCTTCAACTTGACGAATCTTGATCTTGAAGTTGGCACCTTCCCAAAAATCAAATGGATTCATTGGTGTTTCATCAGCAAACTCTGGATTCATTGC